GAAAGAACGAGTAATGGTTGAGTTTAATCTTGTTTTAGAAAACAGTAAATTAAAAGAAGATTTAGGTATAGAAAATTTACAGTTTTCTAAATGTACTTTTAATATTGCTAATATTGAATATTTTAGAGAGTCTTTGAATGGAGATGGTGAAGCAGAGCCTTACACTGTAGCTATCCTAGATACCGGTTCAGTATTATGTTTAGATATAACTTATGAAGATTTTAAAAAATTATATAAAAAAAATGTAGTAGATGAGCAATGATGAGTATCAACAACAATCCTATTGGACAAATAATGGATTGTGTATAGAAAAAGATAAAGATGGAAAATGTTTAGTGTCTGTTAAATATATTTTTATGGACCTTAAACAAGATGATAAACTTTTTTGTGAACAAATAAAACAAAATAAAAATGATACCAAAATTCTTTGATATAATTGGAGGGCATGTTGTAATTAATCATAACTGTTTATCCATTCCAGAATTAAAAGCATTGCATGATAAATATGTTGATCCTATACCAGCTTTTAACTACCTTTATTACATGTATGATATGGAAAGTCCTTATGTTAATATTGAGGAAGATGTAAAAGAAGATATTATCTTAAAGGATTATCCTGGAGAATATACTCTTGAAGATGAGGAAATGATTGCTGCTATTGAGAAATTAGAGTTACTATATGTTACAACAACCTACAGATATTACTTAGATAATAAAGGGTTACTTGAAAGATTAGGTGCTTTTGCTAGAACTGCTGTTATTACTTCAGGAAGAGATGGCAACATTGGCGCATTACAATCTCAAGTAAAGTCAGTAGGTAAAACCATACTAGAGTACAAACAACTTGAAAAAATTGTGTTACAAGAATTAGAAGAAACTAAAGGCCGTGCAAGGGGCGGTAAAAGATTAGCTTATGATCAATAAAGATAACTTATATGACTGGTTGTTCCATTACAACCACTACACTAATATGTGGAATGCATTTAAAAGAGATGATCTTAATAAATACTTTAATGGAGAATTAGAAAATATATTGACTTCAAAAAAGCACAGTACCTTGGTTGAGATTATTGAAAAAACCAAAGGTGATAAAACAGCTCTTAAAAAATTATTAAATGACAAATGATCCTTATATAGTTGTTCCTACCTGGGAAAATGATATTTGGTCAACTACCACTTTTGATACACTATTGGAGTTTAGAGAGTTTTTAGTATCCTTGTTTAAAGCACGTGCCGGTCTGTATGAATTTGATGAAACAGCTTTAGAGTTTAACGCACAAGCTCAAAAATTTAATAAAGCTGGTTACTTTTGTTTATATCCTGAAGGAAGCAGAGACTATTTAACTTACTGGGAAGATCAAAAAGCAAAATGCCGTAATGGTGTTATCTTTAAAAATGAATCTAAGACTTGGTATTTATCTCGTGATTATTATATGTGGATTAACTTTCTCCCAATCAATGATAAAGTTAAAAAGAAATTTGATTTTCCTGAAGTATGGGATAGTCAATACCACATGGCTCTTTATGAAATACTAGCAGAACTTCACTGGATGCATGCTGCTATTTTAAAAAAACGTCAGTTTGGCTCAAGTTATTTTCACATGGCTAAGCTTATTAATCAAATCTGGTTTGAAGAAACACCTATTCTTAAAATGGGTGCATCATTAAAAGATTATATTAATGAAAAAGGATCTTGGAAATTCTTAATGGAATACAAATCTTTCTTAGATGATAAGACTGCTTGGTACCGTCCAATGAATCCAGGTAAGATATTAATGTGGCAACAACAAATTGAAGATACAGGTCCTGATGGTAGATCTAAATTAAAAGGTTTAAAAGGTGTGCTTCAAGGTGTGAGTTTTGATCAAAATGATACTGCTGGTGTAGGGGGTGCAATAAGATTCTTTTTTTATGAAGAAGCTGGTATTGCTCCCACAATGGATAAAACTGTAGAGTATTTGTTTCCAGCATTACAATCCGGAGACATAACTACAGGTACTTTTATTGCTGCAGGTTCTGTAGGTGATCTTGATCAATGTGATCCCCTTAAAGAAATGATTGAAAGACCTGTTGTAAATAGTATTTATCCAGTAACAACAGATCTATTAGATGATAAAGGTACAATAGGCCAATCTGGTTTATTTATTCCTGAACAATGGTCAATGCCTCCTTACATTGATAAGTATGGTAATTCACTAGTAGAAGAAGCAACTGCCGCTCTTAACACTAAATTTGATCAATGGAAAAAGGATCTTTCTCCTGAAAAATACCAACTCCGTGTATCACAGCATCCCCGGAATATTGCTGAAGCATTTGCTTACAGAAAAGTATCATTGTTTCCACAAAATTTAATTGCTGCACAAAAAAGAAGAATTGAAGATAAAGAATATCACTATGAGCATATTGAACTTATACGTGATGCCAATGGTAAAATTGAACCTAAGATTACAAATAAGTTACCTATCAGTGAATTTCCTATAACAAAAAAAACAGAAGATAAAACAGGCGCACTTGTGGTGTGGGAAAGACCAGATGCTAATGCTTCCTGGGGAACATATTATGCTTCAATAGATCCTGTGTCAGAAGGTAAGACTACAACATCAGAATCTTTGTGCTCTATTTATGTGTATAAAAATCCTGTTGAAGTAACTCGTCATGATAGAGATAAAACTGAAGTGTTTATTGAAAGAGATAAAATTGTAGCAGCTTGGTGTGGACGTTTTGACGATATCACTAAAACTCATCAAAGACTTGAGATGATTATTGAATGGTATAACTCATGGACATTAATAGAAAATAACGTTTCCTTGTTTATTCAATACATGATCAGTAAACACAAACAACGTTACTTAGTGCCCAAAGATCAAATCTTTTTCTTAAAAGAGTTGTCTGCAAATAGGAATGTGTTTCAAGAATATGGTTGGAAAAATGTAAGCACAATATTTAAAGGTCATTTATTAAGTTACTTAATTGAGTACTTAAGAGAGGAAATAGATGTTGAAACTAAAGAAGACGGCACCATAGTAAAAACCATTTATGGTATTGAGAGAATCCCTGATGTCATGGCCATGGAAGAAATGAAAGCATACAACGATGATGTCAATGTAGATAGAATTGTAGCCCTTGCTTCGTTGATTGCTTTTGCTAAAGTACAGCAAGCAAACAGAGGTTTTAGAAAAAGAGTTGAAAATCTTGACAAAAATCACTTGGAAAAGTCATCAAATTTGTTTAAATTAAACGTAAGCCCTTTCCGGCATATTGGAAAGAGTGCAGGAACACGTGGTTCAATGAGTGCACCAAGAAGTCCTTTTAAAAATATAAGATAAAAAAATATGAAAGTATTAAACGCAATGCAGCTTAAAGCTGGTGCAAAATCAGAATATAACAGAATGGGTAGCATTACCCAACCTATTCAATTTATACCACGTGCAGAAAAAGATGATGAATGGACAGCATGGAACTGTGACTGGTTAGAGTGGAATGGTCTTAAACAAATACGCAGAAATGCACGTAGGTTTATGAAAAATTATAAACTGGCTAAAGGTGTAATTGATAAAGCTGACTACATTATTGAAGAAGATAATGAGATGCGTGATCTTATTGAGACATTGGTTCAAGAAGATACTTCTGCATTAGAACTTAAATTTTATCCTATTATCCCTAACGTGGTTAATGTACTTGTATCTGAATTTGCTAAGAGGAATACTAAAACAGTTATCCGTGGTGTAGATGAATTTACATATAATGAACAACTAGAAGCTAAAAGATCTCAAGTAGAAGATGTATTGTTTCAACGTGCTGAACAAAAATTAATGATGCAAATGATTGAACAAGGAATGAATCAAGATGATCCTGAAGTTCAAAAACAAATGCAACAACAAATGTCTCCAGAAAACATGAAGACTTTACCAGAGATTCAAACATTCTTTGATAAAGATTACAGAAGTATGTGTGAGCAATGGGCTGCTCATCAAATGAAAATAGATGAAGAACGTTTTAAAATGGATGAACTTGAAGAAAGAGCTTTCAGAGATATGCTTATTACTGATAGAGAATTTTGGCATTTTAAAATGGGTGAAGATGATTATGAAGTTGAATTGTGGAATCCAGTATTAACTTTTTATCATAAGTCACCTGATGCTCGTTACGTATCACAAGGTAACTGGGCCGGCAAAGTGGATATGATGACTATTGCGGATGTTATTGATAAGTATGGGTATTTAATGACTCAGATCCAATTAGAATCTCTTGAAGCAATTTACCCAGTAAGATCTGCAGGTTATCCGTTACAAGGTTACCAAAATGATGGATCTTATTATGACGCTACTAAGTCTCATGACTGGAATAGTAATATGCCAGGGTTAGCTTACCGTCAATTTACTTCAATGTGGGATAACTCAGTTGCACCTGGTGGAGATATTATTAACTGGATTATGGCTGAAGGAGAAGATTATGCACCAATGGGTTCTTCTTTTTTATTACGTGTTACAACATCTTATTGGAAATCACAACGTAAATTAGGCCACTTAACAAAGATTGCTGAAAATGGTGAAACTATTGTTGACATTGTTGATGAATCATACAAGGTTACTGATAAACCTGTTTACAATACCAGACTGGTTACAAATAAAAGTAAAGACAATTTAGTATTTGGAGAACACATTGATTGGATCTGGATTAATGAAGTTTGGGGTGGAGTTAAAATAGGCCCTAATCATCCTTCTTTCTGGGGTATGAATAATCCAGGAGGCATCAATCCAATGTACTTAGGTATTGATAAAAATAAAATTGGCCCTTTAAGATTTCAATTCAAAGGTGATAAAACTCTTTATGGTTGTAAACTTCCTGTAGAAGGCGCTATATTCTCTGACCGTAATACTAGGTCAACAGCTATGGTAGATTTAATGAAACCATTTCAGATTGGATACAACATTGTAAATAACCAAATAGCAGATATCTTAGTTGATGAGTTAGGTACAATTATCTTACTTGATCAAAATGCTTTACCACGTCACTCTATGAATGAAGACTGGGGTAAAAACAATTTAGCCAAAGCTTATGTTGCCATGAAGACTTTTCAGATGTTACCTTTAGATACATCTATAACTAACACAGAAAATGCACTTAATTTCCAGCATTTTCAAACACTAAACCTTGAACAAACTAACCGTATGTTATCAAGGATACAAATGGCAAATTACTTTAAACAACAATGCTTTGAGGTGATCGGTATCACACCTCAACGTCTAGGTCAGCAAATAGGTCAAACAGAGACAGCTAAAGGTATTGAACAGGCCGTAACCGGTTCATACGCCCAGACGGAAACTTACTTTATACAACATTGTGATTACTTAATGCCACGAGTACACCAAATGAGAACAGACTTAGCTCAACATTATCACTCAACTAAACCTTCATTAAGATTACAATATATTACAAACACTGAGGAAAAAGTTAACTTTGAGATGAATGGTACAGATTTATTATTAAGAGATCTTAATTTATTCTGCACTACTAAAGCTAATCAACGTTCTATACTTGAGCAAATGAAACAAATGGTTGTAGGTAATAATACTACAGGAGCAACAATCTTTGATCTAGGTAATGTTATGCAGGCTGAATCCTTAGCTGAGGTTAATCATGTATTAAAAGAAACTGATAGAAAAGCTCAAGCTCAACGTCAAGAACAAATGCAACATGAACAGCAAATGGCTGAACAAGCTAATCAAACCAGATTGCAAGAAAAACAAATGGAACTTGATGCTGATGCACTTAAAGAAGAAAACCGTAACAGAACTACATTACTTGCTGCTGAAATTAAAGCAGCCGGCTTTGGCGCTATGCAGGATATAAATCAAAACAAGCAAAGTGATTACTCTGATGAATTAACTAAAATTCAAAGTTCAAATGAGTTTCAACAAACAATGAGTTTTGAACAACAGAAAGAAAGAAGCAAAACTATTAATGGTGCAGACAAAAACTCAATAGCTCGTGAGAAAATGCAAACACAATTGGCCATGAAACAAATGGATATGAACATAGCTCAAGAGAACAAAAATCAATTTGATCTTAAAAAAAGAGCTCAAGAGAAAAATAAACCTAAACCAAAAAAGTAAAACTAGCGTTATAATGCAAAAAACTTTATTTATGAATAATAATAAAGCAAATATATAAAGTTTATTTGCATAAATTTGTTATATTAAGTATATGACATGTCAGTCAATAATAACCAACCAACAAAATAAAAATGGAAAACAACAATAACAATACAACTGTAGATACCGTAGATATGGATCTAGATCAACTCCTAAACATAGGAGATGCAGTTATGTTACCTTCTTCCGGAGATGACAAAGTAAAAAACTCAATTTTTTCACGTAACAAGACAGACTTGTCTTTTCTTGATAAACCTGAGGAAAAAGAAATCACACCTCCTGCAGATAATGCAGATAAAAAAGAAGGTGGTGAACCTAAGGTCATTGCTCCTGAAATAACAAGTGATGAATTTAATGATCTTGTTAATGACACTGAAGTAGACACTAAAAAAACTACAGGTAGACCTAAACTTGAAAAAGAAGGTTTAATTGAGTTAACTACTAAGTTGTTTGAGAAAAACTTACTTACTCCATTTGATGATGAGAAACCATTAGACAAATATACACTTCAAGATTTTGAAGAATTAATTGAAGCTAACTTTAATGAAAAAGAAAAAAACTTATCTAGCCAAGTGTCTGAGCAGTTTTTTAATTCTTTACCAGGAGAGTTTCAGTATGCTGCAGAATACATTTCTAAAGGCGGTACTGATTTAAAAGGTTTATTTAAAAGCTTAGCTCAAGTAGAAGAAGTAAGACAAATGAATCCAGCTGATGAAAATGATGCTAGACATATTGTAAGAAGCTATCTTCAAGCTACCAACTTTGGTAACCAAGAAGAGATTGAAGAAGAAATTGTTGGGTGGGATGATCGTGGTGAATTAGAAAATAAAGCAGCTAAGTTTAAACCTAAGTTGGATGCAATGTCTGAAAAACAAGTTCAGTATAAATTGCAACAACAAGCTCAATTGCAACAACAACAACAAAAACAAATGGAATTATACATGGATAATGTATATAAAACATTAGAACCAGGTGAATTAAACGGTTTAAGACTTGACAGAAAAACTCAAAACTTGTTATTCACAGGATTGGTTCAACCAAATTACCAATCAGCAAACGGTAATGCTACAAACTTACTTGGTCACTTACTTGAGAAACATCAATATATTGAACCTAACCATGGTTTAATTGCTGAAGCATTATGGCTTTTAGCTGATCCTGATGGTTACAAAAATAAAGTACGTGAGGTTACAAAAAAAGAAGTAGTTGCTGACACAGTACGTAAATTAAAATCTGAACAATCTAATAAATCAGCATCTTACTCAGATGATGAAGCAGAAGATAATAAACCAAAAGGAAGTTACAAGATTCCACGGGCAGCCGGTGGAGGATTTTTTAAACGCTAATAACACAATAAATAAAATATAAACCCTAAAAACAAAAAAAAAGAATGAGCACTCCAGTTTTAAACAATGGCCTCTTCCTACGTGATACGCAGTACAATGCGAGTTCACATGTAGATTCATATCACTTAGTGAATATGTTGAAAGATGCAGAACCAATGGACATGGGTCCAGTAGACATTTGGGCAATGACCCAAAAAGTTGAAATGCCTTTGTACCAATTATCATCTTTTGGTGGTAAAAACATCATCATGGTAGACAATGCCCGTGGTGAATACAAATGGCAAACGCCAGTATCTCAAGACTTAGCATATATCCTTGAAGATATTGAAAGTGAAAATGAGACAAAAGGTATTGACGGTACAACCTTCAAAATTAAAATCAACAGACGTGAATTTGGACATGGTGATATTATCACTTATGATAAATTCAACGGTGTTGAGATGTACATTACTGCAGATGATATCTTACCTATGGGTGATGGTTTTATCTACACAGTACAATTAGTAAACAATGACAACTACAAATTCATGGACAACAAGTATTTAACACCACAAACTAAAGTGTTCCGTAAAGGTTCTGCTAGAGGTGAGTATGGTGAAAGATTCTCTGACATTCAGACTCGTGCTGGATTCCGTGAATTCTACAACTTCGTAGGAGGATCAGAAGCTCATGTACATTATTCTATCAGTTCTCGTGCTGATATGATGATTAAAGGTGGAATGAATGCAGATGGTACAGTTCCTGTAACTGAGATCTGGAGAAACTTTGATAAATCAATGGATCCAGCAATCACTAAGATTGAGGACATTGCATCAAGAATGGGTAAAGATTATTTGAAGCGTGCAGTAGGAAACGGTACTTTAACACGTACTTTCTTAACTACAATGGAAGCAGCTCATTTAACTAAAATTGCTACAGATATTGAGACTTACTTAATGTGGGGTCATGGTGGTAAATTAAAACAAGACGGTCCAGATGACATGCGTTTATCTGTAGGTTTATGGAAACAGTTAGATAACTCATTCAAACGTGTGTACAATAAAGCTAATTTCTCTTTAGAGTTATTCCGTGGTGAGATTTATAACTTCTACGCAGGTCGTGTAGAATTTCAAGGTCCAGATCCTAAGCGTCAAGTTATTGTTCAAACAGGTATGGGTGGTATGCGTTTAGTAAATGAAGCTATCAAGCGTGAAGCTGTTAACTCAAGTTTATTAATTCAAGCTGCTAGCAATAATGGTATTGGTGCTATTACTGGTCAAGGTATGGACTTAAATTTTGGATTTGCATTTACATCTTACGTTATTCCATTCTTGGCTAACGTGAAATTTGTATTAAATCCAGCATTTGATAATTTACATACAAATGACATTGAGAACCCAATCATTGATGGTAACCCGTTATCATCTTATTCATTCATTATCTTTGATATCACTGATACAGGAAATGACAACATCTTTATGTTGAAATTATCTTGGGATAATCAATTGAAATGGTGGTACCAAAATGGTACTATGGATTACATGGGTCGTTCTCAAGGCTTCCAAAGTTCAGGTCAATTCAACGGTTACCGTGTGATGATGACTCAAACTATGCCAGCTATCTGGGTTAAAGATCCAACTAAAGTGTTGAAAATTGTAATGAGAAATCCAATCACTGGAGGATCATTCTAATAAATCTAGGAAAGGGAGGAGAGCAATCTTCTCCCTCACCTATTAATAAATGTCAGTCAAAAAATTAACCAACCAATAAACTTAAAACAAAAAATTATGAGTGTAACAATAGTATCAACCCCGTATGACGTAAAGAGTGGAGCAATAAGTGTAAAACCTTATTTTGATCCAACTACAAGTAACTTAGGCCTAGAAAAATATGGCTTATCACTTTATGATGGTGTATTTCATGAAGAGCAATTAGCTTGTATAGAACGTAATGGGATTAAAAGATATATCACCGGCTTAAATGAATTTGCTCCAGAAGTAAAACTTATAGCTGATAAAGAAACTAGAGAAGCTAAGATTAAAGAAATCCGTACAGTAGTAGCACAACTTGAAAGAGAATTAGCTGCAAACATTATTGATGTAGATAGTCCTAACTTCTGGAATGAAGTAAAATTATTAAAACATGACAATGATGAATTTTGGAATAAAATTTCAATGCGTTGTGGTAATGACACTGTTCCTTTAGATCCTGCAAAAGATCCTTATGATTTAATCAAGTTATATGCAATTGAATCAGGTGGTTTTTCAATGATTGCTGCAAGTTATGATATTGCACGCACTAAAAACATAGCACCTAAATTTTATCTTGACAAATACATTAATACTGTATCCACTAAAACTGAAGTTACAAAAATCAAAAACAGAGCAATTTCTGAACTTGATAAGTTGTTTAACAAAAACCAAAACAAGTTATTTTATATTGCTAAGTTGGTTGATGGTAATAGTGTACAGTACAAAAAATCTACACCAAATGATGTCATCTATGATAACATGGATAAATTTATTAATGGATTAGGTATTGAGTCAAATCTTAAAAGAGCTGCACAGTCTTTCTTAGATGCTGTTGATTTAGATATGGAAACATTAAAAATCAGAGCAATGATTAAAGATTCAACTTTTTACAAGATTCTTTCTGCAAAAGGTGATGGCTTTATTTATCATACATCAACAAATAGTCAAATGGGCCGCAACTCAGCAGAATGTCTTGAGTACTTAAAGAACCCATTAAATGAATCTATCTTGTTAGAAATTACTAAGAAATTAGAAAAAAATTGGCAATAACTTAAAACAAAAATACAATGGCTGGTACAATGAAAACCCAAAACAAATTCCCTGAAGTAGTGCAAAAGCCTACTCAATACAAAGGTGGTATGAATACATGTCCTACAGTAGTAACTAATCCAACTCGTTATACAGGAGGTTTGAATAAAGCCGTTTGTGATGTACCAGCTGGTAAATTAAAAAAATAAGATCATGGCCGGACAAATGAAAACTGCAAACGCTAAAGTTACAGCAGCTACAAAAGCTACTGGTAAACAACATGGTGCAAATGGTGTTGCTAAAAAGCAAACCAATATTAAAGCTAAATCTTCAGGTGGGGTAAACACTCCACCTAAAGGAGCTATACCTTCTAAGAAAAAGTAATGGCTAAACCAGGATTATATGCAAATATTCACGCTAAAAAAGCCCGCATAGCAGCGGGCTCTGGCGAAAAAATGCGCAAGCCCAAAGCTAAAGGTGCTCCAACTAAACAATCATTTATTAACTCAGCTAAGACAGCTAAAAAGAAAAAATAACTATGGCAGATAAAAAGTGGATACAAAAAGCTACAGCTTCTATCAAAAGAAGAGGAACTGAAGGTAAGTGTACACCAATTACTAAACCAGGTTGCACAGGTAAAGCAAAAGCATTAGCTTTGACATTTAAGAAAATGGCTAAAAATAAATAACATGGCAAAAACTCCAAGCTGGCAAAGAAAAGAAGGTAAATCTCCTTCTGGTGGGTTAAACCAAAAAGGTAGAGACTCTTATAATAAAGCTAATCCCGGATCAAATCTTAAGGCTCCACAGCCTGAAGGAGGTCCTAGAAAAAAATCTTTTTGTGCTAGAATGTCTGGTGTAAAAGGACCAATGAAAAAACCTAATGGTGAACCTACAAGAAAAGCATTAGCACTTAGAAAATGGAAATGTTAAAATAATATACTATGAAAAAGAAACTGGCAAAAAAAGCTACAGGAGGATCAATCACTAAAACTGCAGGTAAAACTACTAGCGGTGTGATAAGCAATTATGAAAACTATAAAGCCCCTAAAACATTTGTTGGAGCAGCTCCTTCAAAAAAAATGGGTGGTTCAATTAAAAGTAAAAAATGTTAAACTCAACAATACTTATAAAAGTAAAACAACGCTTAAATAAGCTAGCCAGTAACGATTACGATAACATTCAAGACTGGCAAGTTATTGAAGCTTTTAATAAGGGTCAAGTAGATTGGTGCCGTAGAAACTTACATGGCTTAAACATTGTAAAAGAAGGTGATGAACAATCCACTAGAAGAATTGATGATCTTCAACATTTATTAATAACTGTTAATTTAAATATCAATGATCATAAAACTTATTATGAAAGTGTTGATATACCATTAGATTACCTTCAGTGGAAAAGAATTTCATCACAAGCTAAAAGTGAATGTTGCCCTGATCCAAAACCTATTGTTGTTTATTTAGCTGAACAAGGTAATCTTGATGAATTACTAAGAGACAAAAACAAAAATCCAAGCTTTGAATGGGGTGAAACATTTGCTACATTTAAAGGTAATAAAATACAAATATACACAAACAATAAGTTTGAAATTGTTAACCCTACACTTACTTATTACAAACAACCCATAGGTATACAAATTGCAGGAGTACAAGATCCTTATACCGGAATAACACCAACTGTAGATGTTGAATCTAACTTTAAAGAAGATATGATTGAGCTATTAGTTGATGAATGTGCTAAAATTATAGCTGGTGATATCGAATCTCAATTACAAATGCAAAGACAACAACAAGCTGTAGAAAATAATAACTAAATATTATGGAACAACAAAGATTTTTAAAAAGAGATGGTGGGGCAGCTGCTAAGTATAGCGCTCCAATAACAGGATCGGTAGATTCCATGACAGCTGCATGTGTATCAGAATTAATGAATGCTGCAACCGCCATCCACAAATTGCATTTAAAGGTAACAGGTGCAGGATCCTATGCTGCACATAAAGCTCTTAATGAGATTTATGATGCTTTACAAGGACATGCAGATGACTTAGCTGAAGGGTATCAAGGAGATTCTGAGAAGTTACTTGTATATAAAGAAGTAGCACCAAAAACCTTAAATACAGTGGCTGAAGCTATTGATTATTTAAGAGAAATGTCTGAGATGGTAACAGGATTACAAGAGAAAATGCCTTACTCAGAAATAGTAAATGACTTAGATATGATTAAGTCAACAATTAACTCAGGTAAATATAAATTAATTTTCTTAAAATAAATTTGGAAAAGTAATTTTAATTACATATATTAGTATTATCTATTTATTTATTAACTCAAAAAAACAAAAAACAAAATGGCTTATTTCAATCATGCGTTTACTAAGATATTCTTAGGCACGCAATCCTCTACACCAGGACAACCAAATTACAATGCAAATATTAATTTAGCAAATGGTTTTATTATTGAAGCAGGAATTCCTACAGTAGCTTTAACAACTACATTTGATGCAAATCCTGACAATGTTTATGGACCAGGATCTTATGGATTCTTTGATCCTAAAACATGGAACTCTGTTGATTCTACTTTTTTTATTGGTAGTCAATGTTGCCCATTAGTATTAGCTTCTGCATCATTATTAAAAAATGATAAAATTGGACCTTACCATGGTGGGTACAAAGAATCTAACAAATCAAAAACAATTAATCCACGTTACATTCAACAAGTATATCGTGTTGATAGCTGTGTGCCTCAACAATCATTAATATCAATTGGTACTACACCACAAACTGGTTCAGGTATTTTAACATTAGGTGCTACAGTATTAGGTACTGAAACTTATGTTAATGGTACTTATACAAATATTAATCTTACAGGCGGTACAGGTTCTAGTGCTAAAGCTACAGTTGTTGTAGTTGCTAATGCAGTTAGTTCTATTACTTTAACAAGTGCTGGAATAGAATATACAGCAGGTGATGTATTAACTTTAGCTAGTGCTGCAGTTGCTACTCCAGGTTCTTTAACTGAGTTAGTTGCCGGTACATCTACTACTAAAGCTGTAGCAACAGTAGCGACTACAACTAACATTGGTTTTCAAGGTGGTACAACTGAAGCAAACTGTTGTTATAACTACTTATGTGGTGAGACTTACTACTTAAGAATTGATATCAAAGGTTCTCCTGCATTACGTTTTTTAAACCATAATGCTTACCAAACATTATCAGCTTACACAGGATGTTGTACTGGTACTGTTCCAAATAACGTTGATCCATCAACTGTATATTTAACTTGGGCTAAAGCTTTAGTTTTAAATAACTACTTAAAAGACTTAGTAGCTCCTGTAGTTTATGATTACACTGGTGTTGCTTGGTATGCTCCAGGAACAACTGTAACTTATGATGGAACTAATGCTCCAGTAGCTGATACACAATGGTGGACTTCACCTACAGGTGTTGATCAATATGCTGCATCTGCTCAAGCTGCTGCTTGGACAAATGAGTGTACTGCAGGTATGCGTTTATTTGGTGCTTATGTTGAGACTAAATTCGGTAACTGTTCATTCCAAATTACTGACTTTTTTGAAAAAGAGCCAGTACGTTTATATGCTTCATTAGTTGATTACAATGGAGATCCATGTGTATTTGAAGGTCTTTGTGTATACAATGATTGTTTAGGTGTTCAAGGTATGGGCTTTGGTGAACAAGTAGTTCGTGACTTAATTAAGTCTGAATCTTATTTACAAAACTTCTTCCACACAGATATTCGTATCAGGGAGATTACGCAAGGTGATCAAATCCTTAATAGTGTTGACCGTAATGCATTATACACAAGATACTTTATCTTACATAGTGTACCACGTTTTAACAATCCGTCAAGTACATTTGACAATGACCGTTACTTATTAGAAATTATTACTAATGGAGTAAATGCTAGTTTAGAAAGTTTCTTAGAAGGATGGTCTGATGCTTGTCCTAATTGTGCTGTATTAGAAGAATTTAGTTGTAATCACTGTGATGTGGTAATTGACTAAAATTTAATTCTTAATAACATAACTTTAAAAATGGAGAGTGAGAGTATATCTCTCCCTCCATTTTTTTTTAATTCTCATAAAATGGCACAACACGTATTAAGTCTTGAAGCACCAGATACACTAAACAAATGTATTTTACGTGTTATAGATACAAGTATATATAATGATCAAATACCAGTAAAATGTCTTTTATTACAAATCACTTTACCTGGATTTAATACACCTGTTCAATTTACAGACCCTGATATTCAACCTGGTTTTTCATTAAACTTAACTGCTTGTGATCTTGGTGTTCAAAATGCAGGCTGTGGTACAAATTACAATGACTTACCAGATGGTATTTATATTATTAAATATAGTGTATCACCAAATGAATATGTTTATGTTGAGTATAATCATTTAAGAGAAACTAAAGCATTAAATAAAATAGAATCCGTATATTGCGATCTAGATCTTGGAACATGTGATCCACCTATGCAGATAAAACAAAAACTTGAAAAAATACAATTTATACAACAGTATTTAAAAGCTGCTAAAGCGTATGTTGAATATTGCAGACAACCTAAAAAAGGAATGGAGCTTTATAATTACGCTGTTAAATTGCTAGATAAACTAACATGTTCCTCATGTAGAAATTAATTAACTCTTTAAACCAACAAAGAAAATGTCAACTTGTTCAAATTGTAAAAAAACATTATCATGTGGCTGTCAAAAACGTACAGCAAGTAATGGTCAAAGCGGATGCGCATCATGTATAGGAACACTTGAAGCTGCAGCAAAAATGATTAAACCTGTTCCTACCAGTATTTTATATCAAAAAAAATAATTTATTATGGCTGTTTGCACCTGTTTTTGTTGGAGAGTACGTTTTGTAAACGAGTCTGGAGGACCTGTTCCAACATTTACTTTTAAATATAAAAGTTGTGAAACAGGTTTAGATATATATGTAACTGTTCCACCTACAACTCCTTATGTAGATATTTGCTCTCAAGGATTAACAGGTATGTCAAGTAGTTTTCCTCAACTTATTTCTCCACCAAATATTCCTCCTTATGCATTCCGTTGGGATCCTGCTAATACAGGCTACACTTTGGTAAATTGTAGTAATCCTGCTGATTCTTTTGTTACAAGCATTTATATGATAAATCTTAATAACTATGTAGGTTCAGGAAAAGCTTTACAACTAGCGGATCGTCCAGGATGTTGGTATGTTGCATCTACTGGTGTTGTATGTTATTCAGATGCACAACCTGTAACAATAACAACGGAATTTGCAAGTTGTGTAGAATGTCTTGATGCTTTACCTTGTTATTTACTTACTAATTGTAATCCATTAGCCGTACCTGCTACAATAATTACAAGTACTGATTTATTTCTTAATCTAAGTTCAGTAGTTACATTAGTAGATCTTTCCGGTTGTTGGACAGTATCTGCATCACCAACATGTGAAGGTTCTATTCCTGTTACAGTTATACAATCTTATACTAATTGTGAAACGTGTACTCAAGAATATGTAACATTTGTATCATGTTGTGGTGGATTTGAATTACATTTTGTAAGAAATTTAGTAACTGTACCAACATACTTAGTCAACAATACAGTATACGTTTACAACGGTTCTTTATATACAGATGGTATTAATACCATGTATCCAGGCCAATGTTACACGTATAAAAATACGTTTAGTTCTAGTTTACTACCAACGTTTGCAGTACCTCCTTTTGTTAGTTTTACATCTACAAGTGTTACTACAGGTAACTGTGCTAATGTTGTTACTCTATGTGATCATTGCTTTTATAAATTAACTAACTGTGATATTGATAATGATGTAATTTACACTTACACAGATTTATCTCAAAGCGTAGGAGAAATTATAACAATTACAGGTTATCCTAAAATATGTTGGATAGTTTCAGAATCTGATACAGCTATACTTCCTGTTGTTGTTACACCAGTAGGTATAAATTATAAAACATGTCTTGATTGTAAAGGTTATTTTTTTACAATAAATGATTGTTGTACAGATGAACCTTATTTAGTTAATAATGTTCCTTTAGTATTAGAGTATCATGGTGATTCAAATCCGGGTTTTTCTCCGGTTGATTTAAGTACTCAGATTATTACAACTATTAATTTAGCTAATGGTAACTCAATTACAGGTTGTTTTTATATTGTTGATATTACAACTGCAGGTAGGTCTAGTGTAGCACAAAGTCAAATAGTAGTTGATTGGGATACAGATCTTGAATTTGTAACAGTACCAACTTGTGAAGATTGTCAATCATGTAAAACTTGTTATTTATTAACAAACTGTGTAACTGGAGAAGTTGAATACATTACAGGAACAGATTTAATTCAATATATTGGTGGAGTAATTACTATTAAAGGTTGTAAAGATCAGTGTTGGATTGTTACTCAAGCAGAAAACTGTGATGGTTGTGGAGGTGCTGTAACTGTATTAAGTTATTTTCCTAACACTGATCCAGCTGTTGGTAAAATATGCACATATACACTTACTGACATAAATTTTACTATTACAAGTGGAACTATTGTTATTGATGGTGTTACATATCCTTTAGTTATCACATCTTTTTCAAATTTAATAACGTCCATTAATGCTTTAGGTTTAGGTACAGCATATATTAGTACTAGTGGTACAAATGTTTTAATAGGTATTGTTGGTGATTATGTTTATGGTTCTATATGCCTAATAGGTAATGATGATGGAACACCTATTACAAATTGTTTTACACCTGTTTGTACTAACTATATAAATAATTGCACATATTCAGTTTTAACTTTAATAGATTCATCAATACCTGATCGTAATGTAACAATTACTATTAACGGTATTGTACATACAACATTATTAACTTCAGCTAATATAAGTAAATTACTTATTTGGTTAAACTCATTAGGGCTTGGTTTTTTTACAGCAAATATAGTTGGTGCTAATTGTACTATTCAAGTTTTTGGTAATGCCACATATGGTAATATTGTTATAGATAGTGAAATTGTAACAACACTTACAACAACTTGTACAACAATAACAAGTAATCCTTGTGACTTATGTTTACCACAACCTATACCTGAACCACCAGTAGTTTTAAATACTAGATTTGTTAAACCCGGTTACAGTACACCATCTTGTTCTCCTGAATATACTGAAAGAGTAAACTGTAATTATGGTGATCAACTTTATAATAGAATGCTTTCAGTAAGATATGGGTTAACTGTATGTTGTGATGAAGCCTTTGATAAATGGTTAATTAAAAAAGAATTACTTGACTTAACCTCATTAAAAAATACTGAGTTTGATTGTTGTCCTCCTATAGCGCCTTGTAACGTGTGTAATACACAAGAATGTTGTTGTGTAGTTATACCTGTATTACCTGTAGAACCTTGTTCTTTAATTTGTTATTCAGCTCAATTATTTTGTGATAATAGAATTTCTTGTACATTAGTATATGCTGATTGTAATAATACATTTGAATATATTATAGTATTACCTGGGGAGTCTCTTAATACATATATATGTTCATCCATATTACCAACGTTTAGTAGTAATAATATAATAACTCCTTTGTTATTAGATTGTGCTGCAGGAGATTGTGCAGCACCTTTACCATGTGTTACTACATGTTATAAAGTAACTTTTAGTTATACTGGACTTCCTACATTATATAATTATTTTAATTGTGCAACAGGTATGAATGTTAGATCAGCTACTACTGGTGGTACATTATACATATGTTCAGGTATAATCCCAATTGGTCCTTCTATAACAAATGTTGTTGCTTTACCTAATGATTGTGCTGCTGGATTATGTGTTGCACCTCCTCCATGCTTTTGTTGGTCATTCAATATACCTAAACAACCAGAGCCATTACAATTTACATATGATACATGTGATGGTATACCTGTTACTATAAATGGAGTATATAATAATATATCAATGTGTTCTCCTGTACAACCAATGTATACAGGAGGACTAGCCTTCGGAATTAATTCAGGTGTATGTTTTGCAGATTGTGGAATTCTTGAAAGTCCTGTTTGTCAATGTTATATAATTGAAGTTACTTCTTCAGATGCATCTATAGCAGATGTAGATTTTAATATTTATCCTTGTGATTTACCAGCTACAGATATAAAGGTAACTTCATTGAGTGGTCCTGCATATGGCTGTTTTAGTTTTTGCCCTATTATTGTAACTAGTACACCTAATGCAATAGTTACAATAACAATAAGAAATGATTTAGATTGTACTGTAGGAGAATGCGTAGCTCCACCTCCATTATTATGTGTATGTTATGTGATAAATACAGATAGACTTACCGTAATAGACTACACAGATTGTGAAGGAAATTCTTTGTCGTTACCTGTAGAAGCTGGATCATTTAGTATATGTTCATTAACAGTGCCTACAACTGATGTACCAGCAGAAAAAATTGAAACAGCAACTCCTTGTAATTTGTGCATATAAACTTGTAAATAAGAAAAAATAATTGTATATTAATAATAAATTTGTAATATGAAACCATTAAATAGTGATAACCCAGGATGCAATCCAATATCTTCCAATTGCGTAATATGGCAAGGTCCTGATATTGCTTGTATTAACTTGTGTAAAGGAGATACAGTAAGTGATGTTGTATATCAAGTTGCTACTGAATTATGTAACGTACAAAGTATGTTATCATTAGCTGATGGTAATTATAATATATCATGTTTTAATTTAACATCTTGTTTACCATCTGATTTTCAAGAATTAATAAACTTATTAATAAGCCGTATTTGTAATCTTGAATCTTGTACAGGTTGTGCACCAGCTTGTGATGGTACTTTTCCTACACCTATTCCAGCACCAGCTAATGGATGCCCTGATTGTGAAATGACAATTGCTCCATGTTTTGAATACATAGATGGTATTGGTGATACAATAACAACATTACAATTAAAAGATTATGTTACTGCTATAGGAAATAAGATATGCAACTTAATTTTAACAAATAACTTAACGGATACGGCTATAACTACTTTAGTTGCCAGAGTTGATACTTTAGAAACCCAAGTAACAATAATTGAAGATACTCAATACATTCCTCCTAGTGTAACACCAGTATGTGTTTTACCTTCTGTACCGACTGAAATGAATTTAGTTTTAACAGCTTTAGAAACTCAGTTTTGTACTTTAAGATATGCTACAGGAACAGCAACAGATTTATATTTAAACATATCTAAACAATGTGCTGGTTTAGGAACATCTCCTAAGTTAGCACCAGGCGGTGGACCTATGGCCGCTATACCAGGTTGGTCAAACACTGTTGATAATTTAGCTCAATCTTTTGGAAACATGTGGATTACTTTATGTGATATAAGATCAGCTGTTCAAAATATTCAAGTTAATTGTTGCCCTACTGGATGTAGTGGTATTGTTCTTAATTTATTTGCTTCATTAAATTTAGATACTAATTACTTATCAATATATGTAAATGGTACAATTCCACCAGAACTTACACAATGTACAGGTAATACAATGATTAAAATTACAGATTCTTCTGGTAATTCAATCACTACTACGTATGATATGATTGCTAACTTAAATTCTTTATTAGGTTATGGTATTGCATTAAACGGAACGTTAATTAATACAGCTTTAAATTTAACTATAGAAATACAACCTTGTTTAACTAATCTTAGTACAGGTACTACATGTGAATCATGTTTAGAATATGTATTAATTAATACACCGGCCTGTCCAGTTACATCAATTGTACCATTATTTAATTCAGCTACATTTGGTTTTACATCAGCTGCTGGAACATTTACTTATACAGTAGAAGTATGGGATGCTTTATTTTCAACACTTATTTCTACATATACTATAGTAACAACAACGGCTGCTGGACAAAGTGTAACAATTACAGATTTAGAAGGTTCAACTACATATGGTGTTAGACTTACAGTTGTAGCAACAGGTTCAACAGCAACACCTGTAATTTGTCCATTTACTACATTTACTACATATCCTGATTTTTGTTATCCTCCATCAGCAATTATAGTAACAGCATCAGTAATACCACTTTAAAAAATATATTATGTCAAATTGTAAAACTAAAAATTGCGGATGTTTAGATACCGGTTTAACAACACCGGCTCCATGTTCATGTGATGCAGTAGTATGCTGTAATCCTCCGGCTTGTCCAGAAACATTTAATGATTGTTGTATAATACATATGGGAGATCCTATTGTTAATCTTCATATTAACACAGGAGATGCCTTATGTACAATACTTCAGAAACTGGCTATCTACATAACTTTAGATCCAACATGTAT